GAGGCGGGCATTCGTGTATACCCCGCCTGTCGTGCTCGATTTGTACTCCGACGCTCCCACCTGTGCCTCCACTTGCATCCCGTACACGTACGCCGTTGCCCCCGCCGCCAGTTGAATTCCGAACGTAATCGAGCTTGCCGTCGGATCTCCGGCCATGGCGAACGCCGCTCTCGTCCACTCCGTGGTCACCGGTTGTTCCGTCTGCTGGCTCCCCGCCAGCAATGTCACCGTGGTCGCCTGGTCCGTCCGCAGGTACATGCTCAGGCAATACTCGTATCCGGCCGGCGCTTGCAGCGTCTGCGAAATGCTCTGCGTGCCCGCGCCGCTGTTCGCCAGTTTCCACGCCAGCGTACCGCCCGCCGGGTCCGCCGCGCCGCCGGTCAGCGTCAGCAACGGCGCGGCCTGCCACACCGCATTGGTCAACTGGTCGCTCCAGGCCAGCAGGTTCGCCGTCGGGTCCAGGAACGTGAACGCGTTGAGTGATCCCTCTGCCGCTTCGAAAAAAGTCTCCAGCGCTGCCCGTTCGCTGTCCGTCAGCCCCGCGTAGCTCAACACCCATTGCGTGCTGGCCCCATTCGGGTCCGCCAGTCGGATGGCGCTCCCATCCGGGGCCGCGTTCACTACCGTGCGCTGCAGTTGCTGTTTCCGGATCGGAAACTGCGCCAGGCTCCCACTGCTAAGTTGCGGGTAGACCATTACCGGTTCTCCACCACCGTCAGCCGCGTGCTTCCCTGCATTTCGCCGCTGTGCGTCAAATCCATTTCGTCACTCGACAGGCTGCAGTTGCTATAGACCTGCCCGTCCCAGGGATCCGTAAATGGAAACACCGCAAACGCTCCCTGATTCGCCAGGAAGAACGCCTCCAGAGCGGTCATCTCCGCCTCGTCCAATTCATCCAGCAGGATGTCCCACCGATGCAGCGGACCAGCCGAGTCCCTGTATCGCTGCTCCGTCCCATCCACGAACCGCACGCTCTGGTTCTGAAATCGCAGCGTCCGCTTCGCCGGATACTGCGCCACCGCATTCGTCTTTAGTGCCGGAAAGGTCGCCATTACAAGTTGCTCACTACGTCGTTAATCGAGTTCAGATTCAACATCGCGTCCCGCACCGCCGCCGCAATGTCGCTGCTGCGGTCCATAAATGACCGCGCATCCATTGCTTGCACCTGTACGGTGATTCCCGATCCGCCACCGCTCCCCGCGGACCCTCCGCCGCTCGTCGCCGCCGTGCTGCCGCTCCCCGAGTTCCCTCCCCCGCCACCCGCCGCCCGCGGCATTCCGCTAAGGTCAGTGTCGGCAGCCTCGATCCCTCCGCTGGTCTCGGCCCCCTGGAAGCTCACCGGATCCGGCATCGCATACTTCGTCAGCGGTTGCTGTGTCGAGTTGCCTCCTCCCCCGTCGAACAGCCCGATCAGCCCGCCAATCAGCGGTACGATCCCCAGCCCGCTCTCGAGCACCGTCGAAGCAATCGACAACGCCGAATCCCCGCCGCCCCCGCTGCTGCTGCTTGTCGCGCTGCCCGCTACCTGTCCGCTCGTCGTTAACGTCTGCGGTGTGTAGGGAATCGTTCCCATCGACGCGGTCATCTGGTTGATCAGACCCGCGCTGCTTCCCGCCGCCGTCTCTCCCGAAATCGCCGAGAATTCTTCAAGAAGCGTTTCTTCTGTTGTGTCCGCCATGCTTCATCTCTCTCGTCAGTGCCTTCTCCAGAATCAGGAATGCTTCCACCTGCCGCGCCGTCAGTTCCTCAAACTTCATCCCGCCCAGCCGCCGCCGCACCAGAAACTCCTCCACCCATCCCGCGCTCTCCGCCGTGATGTACGACTTCGGGCACGTCTCCGTCGCCACGTCCGCCCGCGCCCACACCGGCCGCCCGCCGCTTTGTTCCTCCGCGCCCAGCCAACCGCAGCGCCTTCTCTTCTCCAGGCCGGATCTCCGGCACAAGTCGCACTCCCAACCGGCCTGGTTGGATAACTGAAAGTGGAAGGCGACTAGCAGTTTTTTCGTTCCGCCTCGTCCAGACCCGTCTCCCGCCGCACCAGCCCCAGTGCTTCCCGGAACAACTCCTCGGGACCCGCATCGGCCAGCATTTCCGGCGTTGCCTCCACTCCATCCACCCTCAGTCCGGTAATCGCCTGCAGACCCCAACACACATACAACCGGTCGATTTCCGCACGCGCCAGCGCCGCGTCCATGCGCTCCTCGGCCGATTCGCCCGCCGCCAGAAACTCCGCCCGCCGCGCCAACTCTCTCACCCGCGCCATTAATTCCGTTCGCCGCCCGAACGACATTTTCCAAACCGTGAATCGGACCCCGGCCACTTTCAGCGACTCCACAACCTGTGAGCTCGAATAATCCATGCCCATCCCCTATCCGAACGCCACCGCAATCTCGTTATCCACTGTTCCCTGCGCGCGCGATGCCCGGAACTTCCACTGCAGCAGGTTGGAGCTATCGTCGTACTCCGGCACCTCCGGAAGCACGCTTTGCAAATACACCCCCATCACCTGTCCCTGCGTCGTTCCCAACTGGAACATCACGCTGATCGGTGACTCCTGCCGCGCCGCCTGATACAGCGATTCCGTAGCCGTGTCGTCCATTCCGTAAAGCGAGAACGCCGCCGTCACCGTCCTCTCGCCAGGCGCCAGCGCCAGTGGCAGCCTCGATCCAAACTCCTTCGACCGCGTGTCCAGATTGTTCTTCAGCACCAGCGTCGCGCTGGTGATTGTCAGAAACTGAGTCGCTGCCGTCCCCATCCATGCCTCGCCCAGATTGCCCGGCACGATCGCGTAGTCGAACCCGCCCAGCGCCGGTTCCGCCGGAAAGCTCGCGAGTTGTCCCGCTCCGCCGGCACTGAAGCTGCTGCTGTCCACCACGTCTTGCGCCAGCCCGCTGAATCGGAACTCGTGATAGTCGCCGTTCACCAGGATCTCCATCTGGTCCACGCCGGCGCCGCAAAGCAGCCTCTGCACCGCCGTCTGCGGGCTCCAGTAGTCGTACACGCTCACGCTCGGCAGGTTCGTCGCCGGCACATAGGTCACCGCCGCGCCAATCGTCGCCCCTACCGCCGGCGGATTCGTGAACGGAGCATTCAGTTGCACTGTGTTCGCATTCACGATCACCGTTGCAAACCGGATCTCGCCGCCCCACTGCACTGCCTGGCCGGCCGCCAACCCGTGAGGAGCTGTGAATCCCACTTGCCCGCCCGCTGTGATCGACGCCACGATCCCGCTGCCAAACACCAGCGGAGTGCCACCCAAAGCCGCCTGGAACAGCGGCCCGTAGGAAGGCCCCGAGGCGCCACCTTGCCAGCTCGTCAACAAGGTTCGCAGCTCGTAATTCGTACGCAGCCTTCCCCCCGCGGGGTTGCCCACAAACGTTCGGCTCCCCGTCTTATCCTTGCGGTCCGCAGTCGCCGTTTCCTGCTGCACCGTCAGCTTCAAAGCCGGAATCCGGTTGACTGCCGTGACCGCCGCCGCCGCGCCATAAGCGCTCTCTAGTCCTGTGTAAAACCGGTTCGCATTCGACGAAATATATGAACTCATAAGCGTCTCTCTTCTTCCTCTCCGCGCTTCCCCCGCGTCTCCGCATCCCGGTACGCATGAGCCGGGAGTCACGCCGGTCGGCAATGACCGCAGATCGGGATATCTCCCGTCGTGCGGATTTCGCCAATAGCCCCTCTCGCATTGCGTTCTTTGCGACTTGGCGGCTTGGCGAGAGACCAACGAAGGCCGCGTCTACATGCCTCGTCGGTTTGAGGTCCAAGACCTCGCTAGCTCTTACTCACCCCCACATCGAACCCAATCCGCGCCGACTGCACAAATCCCCGCCCTCCGCGTTTCACTGCTCCAAACGTGATCTCGTACCCCCCCGAGTAGAACATCCCGTTGCCCCAATCTCCGCGCGTCGCGTCCAGCGCCTGCGACGCGGCGTCCGTGTAAAGCTCCAGCGCACTCTCCAGGCCCTCCAGCCCATCCTGCGAATGCCGGATCTCCATCACCATCTCCACCCGCCCTGAGAAGCTGCGGAACTTCTCCTTCAGCGTGTTCACCACCTTCTCGCAATAAATGTTCGCGGTCGGGTATCGCATGGCCGTGCTCCGCTCCACCAGGTCCGGCGCCACATTCTGCGCCGTCACTTGAACCGTCGCCGCAAACCCGCCCCCCGGGCTTCCCGCCTGTTGCAAGGCCAATAGGCTCGCGTTGATCCCGCTCGCCCCCTGCATCAGGCTCAATACCGCCGCCGTCGTCCCGCTCGCAATGTTCGCCGCCATTGGTCACCCTCTCGAGATCCGCCGGGCAATCCGATAGAGCGTGTTTGGCCCCTGCCCCTGCCCCGGCCGCTTTCCGTCCGTCACTAATGGTTCCGGCTGCACCCACGTCGCTCCCACCGGATTCGGCACCGTGTTCTGCAATACCACCTGCTCGGGGGCCGCGCCCGCATACACGTTCCATCCCACCGCCACTCCCGGTGCGCGCCTGGGATTCACCACAAACGTGCTGCTTGCCGTCACCACGCTCACCACGTCTGCGCAATCCCCTTCTTCGCCCGCCGCGTTCACCCAGGAAACCGTCGCGTAATACGTGCCGTCCGGAAGCAGCCCCGGGGTTAGCGTCACACACGGCTCCGCCGCCTTTGGCACCGGATGGTGCACCAACCCCACCCCCAGCCGGATCAGACGGTCCATGGCCCACCGCGCCAGGTCGCGGAATTCGTCCCGCTTGTTCGCGTACCGGTCGTTGAGTTGGTTGCTGTAGGCATCCTGATAAACCATCTCCAGCGATCGGTACGCGTGCCACAGCCGCAGCGGCGGCGTAACCACCACCTTGTCCAGAAGCCGCCGCTCCAATAGCGTCTCCAACTCGATCCCCAGTTCCTCTTGAGCTAGTTCCAGCTTCGTTGTGACGTCGATCCCCTCCACCGTCGCCACGTTCAGGAGTTGGGAATCGTGCCCCGCCAGTTCTTCAATGGTGGACACCGGGCCGTCCGTGAACAATGCCATAAAGTCTGCCTAACCCTTGCGGGACCGGTCCACTTTGCCGTCCGTGGCCAGCGTCGCCGTGCCGTCCACCACCATCTTGGCTGCCACTCGCCGTGGCACCTCGGTAATCGTCCCGGCCTTGCCGCCATCCGGGGTAGCTACGCTCACTACCTCGGCAAACGCGCCCGGTATCTTTGCTTCTACATCCCGTATCTTCTGGTAATAAACTCTCACATCCATGCTGTTTCTCCTTTGCGGGCCGCTCCTTCAGGCGCCCCGGCGCTTACCCTTCATATACAGAGGGCGAAGCTCGTTTCCACGGCCTCGCCCCTTTTTTCACCACCCGACGCGGAGAACCGGGAATCACTCCCGGCTTTCCCCGCGTCTGCAACCTGAGCCTTCCACTCCCTGTCAGTTCCCCAGCCCCGCGACCTCCAATCCGAGCCGCGACCGTCAGGGAGCGGGGCGCACCTCGCCGCCGCCTAGGTGTTCACCTGCACGCCGGCCTGGTTCCGCAGCACGCCGCATCCGTACAGAACGTCTACGGTGAATTGCTGCGCCAGCGTATTCGGCTGATAGCTCATCACCACCCGCATGCCAAAGTTGCCCAGCTCCGCGTACTCCGCGATCGCGCCGGTCCCCGGAAGCGGCTGCGGCAGACGCCGCATCACCAGGCCGATCGCGCTCTTCGTAAACGCCAGGTTGTGGGTGTTCACCGGGCTGGTGCCCGTCTGCGGAACCAGTTGCGAACGGAACACGAAGAAGTCCTTGAACTTCCCGATCGTCCCGTCAATCAGCGTACGAAGTCCCGCGCTGCCCGCCGTCTGGAACTCTTCGAACAGCGGAATCTGCCGCCATGCCGAGTAGGCCGCCGCGTTCACCACGAAATACCGCTGTTCCGATTGCGGAATCTTCGCCAGGAACAGCGCCGTTTCCGCCGCGTCGATAGTCGCTTCCGTAAGCGTCACTCCCGGCGTTCCCACCGGTGTGTTCGAGGTGAAGCTCGCGTACAGGTTCAGCAGGTCGCTCTCGATCCGTTCCGCAATCGCCGACACCGACGGCTGCAGATAAACCTTCAGCAGGTCCGGGACCGCCAGCACCTTGGTCACATCCGGTATCTGGAAAGTGGCTTCCACATGGCTGTTCAGCACGATCGCCGCGTTCCCGATGCTCGGGTTCTGCGGCTGCACGCCGTTGCCTTCCAGAATGTTATTCGCCACCATGGTCGGCGGAATCGGCACGTTGACCGTATCCCCGGCATTCGCCAAAACCGGTTCGTAATCGCGATTCACCAGGTTTCCCATCACCAGGTTCGACGTCAGTACCGGCAAAGCATCCGCCGCTACCAGTTTCACAATCGCGCTTGCTACGTTCGTTGAAGTAATAATCCCCATTCGTTCTCCTTTTTGTTACATTCCCCGCAGACTCTGCGATGCCACCCGCACGATCTCCTCGCGCACCCGTTGCATCTCCTCCGCACTCATGCCTGGACGAATCCGGTCCAGGTCAATCGGCTCGCGCCCCGCGCCGGGGGCCTTCAGCGTTCCCGTCATCCCCGTCCCTCCCGCAATTCGTGCCGGAAGAAACTCAGGATTCTCTTTCACGAAGCCGGCCAGATACTCCGTCATCGGAAGTTCACCGCCTCCGTCGGCACGGGCTACGATCCGCCCGTCCTCCGTGCGCACAATCCCATCTCTCACCGCGCGATAGGCCAGATCGACTTTGGCTACGCCAAGCCTGTGTAATTCGGACTTGATCGCCGAACTCCGTTCCGCCTCCTCCGCGATTTGTTTGCTCCGGCTATTCTCTGCAACCAGCTCATTCAGCCGGCGCTCCAGTTGCTCGCGCCGCTTCTTTTCTTCTTGCAACTCCGCTTTGTAAGCCGGTTCCGTCTTGCCTTGTTCCCGGCTCACGTACTCTTGAATTGCCTGTTGCACGATCGCCTGAACGTCGATTCCTTCCATACACCTCCTCAAAAACTCGCCGTCTCAACCCCAGCGTTCTCCGCTCTCCCTTCACCCCCGGTCGATCTCCTCCGCCACCCGGTTCTTTATCTCCTGCCGTGCGTCACATAAGTACTTTGCTGCCAGCTTCTTGAATACCTGTTTCTTCAATGTCTCCGAGTTAATGCCCAGATCCAGCAACTTCTTCGCGTCGTCCAGTTCGCCACCGAAATCCTCGATGTCAAACTCGTCCAATCCCGCGATATCGATCGCCATTTCGTCCTGCCGGGCCGCTACAATCGACCGCAGTACCAGCTTCATTGCCCCCTTTACCATGTCCCCGTACGCCCGCAATACTTCCTGCGTCGTCTCGTAGTCCATCTGCTTGCTCAATCCCGATCGCTGATCGCCACTCCCGCCATTCCCCGCCTGGTTCATCAGGTAGCAAACCCGGTAGATCTCGTCCTTCAGCCGCTCCAGGTTGTCGGCCGCAATCTGATAGACCTTCCCGTCCGGTTCCGTCCACCCGAATCGGTCCTGCGGCCCCAATTGGATGTAGTAGGATTCCCCAACAATCTGGTTCCACTCCCGGTCGGAGTAAATCACCGGCATCGCAAACAAGCCCATCGTCAGCGCCCACGCCAGCGCATTCGACTTATTGAAGTGCTCCAGTTGTAACAGCCCGGCCTTATTCATCAGCCACAGCCCGGACGACACCTTCATTCGAAAAACCGGCACCCGCCGCAGCGACGCCAGGCCATGCCGCCCTTCATCCACTGCTTCTATCGCTTGTCCGTCGCCGGCCTTGCGGAATACCTGGAAGTTCTCGCGGTCGTAGTAAATCCACCGCGTCTCCTTTTCCCACCGCGAGTCTGTCACCTTGCTCTGCTGCAGGCACGAAGTGCGAATCACTATCCACTCCAGCGTTCCGCCCTCATCGTAGTTCCAGTTAATAACTTCCTGCGGCGAGTAATCCACCAGGTACGCGCGCGACCGCCCTGAAGCGTCCTCTTCCGCCCGCGTTATCGCCGGACCCCCCGCCCGCGGAAAGTCCACTACCGTGTAACTGCTCCCGCAGACCAGTGCGTCCACCATTCGCTGCCGGAAGAATTCGCTCAGGCTCGTCCCCTTCAAATCGCAGTCTTCCGTGAACGTGTTGTAAAACGATTTGGCGGCCGTGTCGCCTCCTTCGAACAACAGCGCCGGCCCCCGCCTCATCAGAGTCGCCGCATACCAGTCGATGATCGACCCCAGGTAGTTCTCGTAGAACACCCGGCTCAGCCGCTCTAGGTATACGTCAACGGGTTCCCTGTGCCGCCGCACCAGGTATTGTGTCGCGTGAGCGCGTAGCTTTTCACCGCCCGCGTACAAATCCTCGTACTGCTCCCACATCGCCTTCTGCGCAACGTAGTCTGGATGCTCCCGGTTGATGTTATCCATGCTTACAATACCCTCTGCTGCTTTTCCCCAATCATTTTCACCGGCTTGAACTCCTGCCAAACCAGGTACCCAAGGGCGTCCGATGTGTGCGTCCGCATCCGGTCTCTGTCTTTATCCGGCTTGTTGTCCTCCGCCCGGTAGCACACCTCTTCAAAGTCCTTGAGCAGTTCCACGCACTTCGGATCTACCACCAGTCCCACCTTCCCGCGTGCCGAAAGCAGTTTCGCGTTCATCATATTCACCCGCTGTTGAATCGGTGGATTCTGCGCCGCCGTCCGGTAATCCACCGTGTAATTGGAGTTATCCCTAAAGTATTCCCGGACCATTTCGTAATCCGAGTACCCGGTGGTGTGCTGGTTGTTCCCTGACGAGTCGCCGTATACCCGCAGGCTCCCCGGATGGCGCGGATACCGCCGTAGAAACTCCGTGCAGGCGTCCGCTGTCGTCGCGCGGCGCAGTACGATCTCGTCTACTACCCGAACTTCCCCGTCAACGATCTGCACAATCACCGAACTCATCGGATCCACGTTGAAGTCCAAGGCCCAAAGTAATGGGTGCGCCGGGTCCAGCGTCAGCTCGCGCACGTTCTCGGTCATGTTGAACGCCGAATATACCCGGCGCCCGTCCTGACTTAGGTACTCTCCCCGCACCTCCTGGTCGTAAAACTTCTGATCGTAGCTGTCTCTCAGCCGGTCGTAATAGTCCGGCGTCTTCGCCAGCAGAAATTGATTCTCAAATGCCGGCGCCCGTATTACTCCGTAACCCGCTATCGTCTTGGCGATAAACCGGTGATACACCCAGTCGTAACCCTTCGGCGTCCACACCGCGTACCCGCATAGTTGGCTGGCGCCTGGATCCCGCAGCCGCCCTTCCAGCCGCAGCCACGATTCTTCCTGCGTGTAAGTCAGCTCATCCAGGCCGAACCAGGCCAGGTTCGTCCCGCGTAACCTTTCGAATTCGTCCAGCGGCCGGAACAGCACCTTCGACCGGGTATCCTTCATCACCAGCGAGTTTTCCGCTTTGTTGTGATCGAACGGCAGCCCGTTGGCCTCCAGAATTGCAAATAGCGCCGCCTGCGTGGAATCCCGTAACATAGGGTACGTGGGTGCCCCCAGCAGTCCCAGCCGTCCCGGATTCAAATAGGTCAGCCGGATCGCTTCGTGACAAAGTGCTTGGCTTTTCCCGCTCCCGATGGGCCCCGAAAACCCCTTAAAGCGGGTCTTGAGATTGTGAAACCTCCTTTGCGAAGGCAGCGGGCTGTACTTTATTCCTCGCTCTCGGAATCCGTCGGTTCCACCCATGTCACCCGGATCTCCTTCGCGTGTTCGGTCACTTCACCTATTTCTTTTTCCATCTGCACTAACTTCAGGTAGTCTCCAAGCGTCGGCTTGAACTCGTTCCCCGCTAGTGCCTTCTGCACCTTATCGATTGCCGACTCCAGCATTTCCACCACCCTCACCCGGTCTTTGACTTGCTTCCAGTTC